CTACAGACGAAAAAAAGCCCGCATCAGCGGGCGTTAACTAGTTTTGGTACATGGTGAGGACGGAGCGTTGCGTCCAGCGCCCGCCTCTCCATTGCGCTCACGACCTTTGTTGTCGCGCGGATCGTTGCGGCGGCGCTCGAACCGGTCAAAAGGTTGGCAATTCGAATCTCGCGCGATGTATCCAGCGCAACCATGTCGCTAACATCCGCCGGCCGACCGGGGAGTCTCGCCGGTGCTCCTGACTAAGCCGTGATCGGGCCGGGCTCCCTCGGCCATTCGAGGCCGCTTGCGTTGACGTTTAGACGATTAAGTGCCACCCGGTACAGCTTCCATTGCAGGAGCAGATCGAGCTCGGCTTCCGTAGCGACACCCGTGTCCTCCGCGTCTTGCAAAGGCGCAATCCTGAGCGCCGCCTTGCTTAGCCTTACGTCCCGCTCGCTGGAATTGGCCCGCGCAATCTCGTCTGAGGTCGGAGATGGCAGAAACTCGCAGACAGGTCTTCCATCCATCCCCGCAACCACAAATTGCCCCCTCCCTGGAGCAGCCATACAGTGCTGATACGTAACCGCGTCGATTTCTACCAGGTCGAGCGGTAGGGCGTCACGCGAAGCGTAGGCGTCGAGCAATCCTTCCTGATAGAAACCACCGGCTTTCGCTGAGTAAAAGGTCTTCATAGCTTGCCCCATGCTTCCCATGCGATTGCGCGCGCGGAGTTGACCGTGCCCCCGGCGGCGGTCGCCGAGTATGTAAACACCTTGAACTGGTTTCCGATCAAATCAGACGTTTCTGCCCATGCGGCCACCGGGGATGATGCCTGACCGCCCACGCAAACGGCCGAGGGTTGACCGATAATCCCCCCGGGAAACGCCATCGGCAAAGTGATCGTGTAGCCAGAATATCCTGATGTGAATCCGTACTGCCGTATCAGACCACCGGGGAAAATCTGGAAGCCAACGTCCCTGCCCAGCGACTGATTCGTGCCTTTAAAGGCGTCATCGAGCTTCTTCGGCGTCAGCGCCGTCGCATCATCAATTAACCCTTGCGACTGGGAAACCGTCGCCAGCTTGAGAATGCCAGCCGTTGATTCCGCCGCATCCGGTAGGGCTAGCGCATGCGTGTGACTGGTGGCTTGCACGGCATTAGCGGTGCTAGCCGTGATCGTGCCGGGGACTCCCAACGCAAACGATCGATTCGCAGCTAAGTTACCCCCACCTGTTAAGCCGTTTCCGGCCGTCAGGTTCAGCGTGGCAGGCGCAGCCCCGATATCTGAGAGCACCTCGGCCGGCGTGCGTGAAGCCAGCGCACCGGTACCCGCTCCCGTCAGATAGGAGCCGGCCGCCACCGTCGCCACGCCCGTGCCGCCCCGCGCCACCGACAAGGTTCCGGTATTGGCCTTGGACACGTCCAGCGCCGTTACGTTAAGCGCGACGTTCCCGGAGCCATCAAAACTCACGCCGCCGGCCGTCGCCCCGCCAGTGACGGAGAACAAGCGCGCCGTGGCCAGCTTCGTCGCGGTAGCCGCATTGCCCAACGCCACCTCGCCGGCGGCCGACACTCGGCCTTTCGCATCGACGGTGAAGGTGGGCACCGCGTTGGCGTTGCCGTAGTTGCCCGCCGTGACGCCGCTCGCGGCCAAGGTCAAGGCCATCGACAGGTTCGCAGACCCATCGAACGAGCCGGAGCCGGTCGCATCGCCCGTGGTCGCGATGGTGCGTGCAGTCGCCAGCTTGGTCGCCGTCGCCGCGTTGCCCACCGCGACGGTACCGGCCGACGTCAGCCGCCCTTTGGCGTCGACGGTGAACGTTGGCAAAGCGTTGGCGTTCCCATAGGTGCCGGCCGTGACGCCACTGGCGGCAAGGGTCAACGCTACGGATGCATTGGCCGAGCCGTCGAACGTGGTCGAACCCGTCGCATCACCCGTCGCCGCGATCGTACGCGCCGTCGCCAACTTGGTCGCGGCGCCAGCGGTCAGGGACGCGGCAGTACCTGACAACCGCGCGACCGGCACCGTGCCGCTCTTCAGATTGGAGGCGTTCAGGTTCTGCTGCGCATAGCTCAAAGCGTCCGTGCTGGTGGCCACCAGAGGCTGGCCCGTTACAGCCGCGAGGCTCTCAAGCTGCTGATACAGCCAGGCTAGCCGCTCGTCCGTGGTCTGCTGGACCTTATTGAACTGCTCAACCGACGGCGGAACGGACCCGATGTAGGCCCAGCCGGTCTTGTATTGCAGGTCGGTAATGCCTTCAGTCAGGCCATTTTGTGCCCAGGTAGCCTTAAATAGTTCGAAGAAGGTGGGATCAGCCATAGTCAAATTCCTCGCGCCAGCACGCCGACGCCAAAGCCATAGAAACCCTGCTCGCGAAAGCCGAAAGGCTTCTCCGTTGAGCCGGTGATAAGTTGCACGCCGACGCCGGCGGCTTGCGGAACCCACTTGTAGGGATTCGCCATAAGGGGGTCATTGGGGCCGGGTATACGGCTGACCCAGATTCGGATCTTTGCGTTGCCCGCGTTCTGCACAATCACGCGCGTCACGTCGAAGATGGGCTTCAACGAACTGGCAATCTCAGGCGCCGTGCCGTGGCCGTTGTTCAGGGCAATCTTCCAGTACAGAAGCTTGCGATACTCAGCGTCAAGCAACGTGGCGGAACCCGCCACGGGCCTTTCGTTGGCACGGCGAAACCGCGCCTGCGCGAAGCCCCCCACATTCGGCTGCCCTTGGAATCCGAAGAATTGGATGTAGATTGCTTCATCGATCACACGCGGTAGCCCGACGATTTCGCCAATGCCGTCAAGTTGCTTTCCAACCGCCGTATCGAGCCAGCGATCTTCGTACAGCGCCCGTAGCGCGCCCTGGAGTCCCTCGGCAGGTTTGAGTAGCGCTTTCACCAGCGCCTGCAACCGCGGCTTTTCCTGGAATTGCCCCAGCCAGTGCCCCCAGGCGACACCGGCGTGATCTTGGCGAAGGTCCATCAGATCACCTCGATTCGAGACAGGTCGAAGACTGCGACCTGGAAGTCCTGGATGCTGATGTTTGCCGCCGCGTAGTCCGAGGGCTGGGGAACGAAGGTGGGGCTGGTGGAAAACGCCAACCGCAGGTCGACCGAAGCTAGGCCAGCGGTGCGAAAAATGGCGCCGTACAGACGCTGCAAAATGACGTCCTCGCCGATCGTGAACGCCTCACCAGCGGCCGCCACGTTATCTGCGATCTCCTTGAATCCACCCGGTGGAAACGCTTGCTCCGAAGGCGGGAGCAGCGTGGTCACGCAGCGCACCCACACGTAAACACGTTCCGGCCGGTCAAACCGGATGGCGTGCTCGGCCCCCTCATCGTCTTGAACCACCACCAGCTGCTGGCCGTATGTGTCGATCCCTGCCGCCACCACGCGAAAAATCGCGTTGGCGACTTCATCGTCAAGGCCTCCATCTGCGACGACGTGCACGCTATGGGGCGGACGCCCGAGCTGGTCCGCAATGTCGCCGTTGTTCATGAACACCTTCACAGTGCGCACGCCCGCCACTCGGTCCCGCACGTTGGGCGCGATGCTGGGCAGCGTCGCCGCGCCCAGCCGGAATAGTCCGGTCGGGTAGCGCGCGCGCAGCTCGGCGCCGTTCTCGGCCAGTCGGCCCGCCACGCCTGCCTGAAGGTTGGCTACTGCGCTCCAGCCGTCCACCTGAGAAACGATTCCGTCCAGGTCGCCCACGGCTGCGCCCTCCGTGGACGCCTGCAATGTCTGAGCCAGCGCGGGCGAGCCCAATCGGACCAATGCAAGCGAGGCCGACCAACTGAAGGCAGCCGGCACGCGGCCGTCGGTTTGGAGCCGCACGGCAGCACCGTCGCTTGACACATCAAGGCCGCTTGGAGAAAGCATGGCCACAAGCGCAGCAAGCACCTGCGGTAGGTTCGTGGTCGGCCCGGTGGCGTAGACGTAGGAAGCGCCGTCAATGGTGACCCGGTACTCCGTGTTCGGGGCGACAGCTGGCTGAAGGGTGATATCCGCGGCCGCGCCCGGCAAGATTTGAGTCGCACCCGAGACCGCCCAAAGGTTTTGGCTTACTCGGTGGCGGATCTGCGCGCCCGCCGGCACCGTCGTGCCCGCCGAACCGTAAAGGACCACGTATGCCCGCGACGCTTCGTCGCGGTACCGCGAGACGCCAGTGAAAGACACCGCTCGGTCCAACGACACACCCGTGGCGGAACCCGGGTACATGGCGTAATACACGCCCTCGGCCTGTTCCCACAAGGCCGCTTCACGTTCGGCAAAAGTGTCGATCAAAAGCCCCATCACACTGTCGGGGCGGGTTTCGACCGTCCCGCCAAAGCCGGCGGCTTGCATTCGCGCGCGCAGATCCGCCACGATCTCCTGCCGGATTTCGGGCAGCCGCGGGCGTACGAACCCGTCCGGCGTTACACCGTAGGCCATAGATACCTCGATAGAAATGGTTTAGAGGGTGCCCAGCTCGACAACCCGCTGTAGGCGCCCCTCGGTTGTGTCGGCATCAAAGGCGACACGCAGAATGCGCAGCTGCCGTTCGATCTGGAGGTCCAAGGCGCGCACCCTCTCCACGCCGGGCACCGCACCGATTCTGGCGCGAAGAATTCCTTCGATACTCGCGCGGTCGGGCGCCTTGACCAGAATGTCCTCCAGGTACGGAACCCCGAACGTCGTATCAAGAAACCACTCGCCCAAGAAGGCCAGCAGCGTCACCTT